TTATTTGGGAAGATGTTGCGGATGTTATAAATTTCAGCAGGATTCATGTTCTCAAGCATCCCGTGAACGATTTAACCGTAACCGTGATGGACAGCGGGACTTTGTATGTTATCAAGGCTCCGTCTGACGGGTGGTCGGGTTAATGGCGTGAACTATAGAAAATTGCTCGAGAAGTACATGCGGGATGTTGTTGAGTGCGAGGGGACAGCTTTTGTGGATGAGGATCCGTGGTGGAACGGTTGCGGTTACACGGAAGCGGAACACGCGGTTTTGGTAGAACTGCGAGATAAAATCTACGCAGAACAGAAATAGATCGGTAGCTCAGTTGGTTAGAGCGTCCGGCTGATATCCGGGAGGCCGATGGTTCAAGTCCATCTCGGTCTATTGGGGGAACTTGGCAATGAAGAAGATACTTGTGTTGATGCTTGTGGTGTGTCTGTTCGGTTGTGTCACCATGTCCGCAATCTCGGAGGTGCCGGATTTTGCTTTGCAGTTGAATGGATATGTTTGGTTCCAGATGGAACCGTATGTGCAGATTGTGTTTCTGGTGGGATTTGCAGCTGGTCAGTGCGAGATGTCTATTTATCTGGACGAACCGGAGGCGTGGCAAGAACTTGAGGCAACCGGGTTATCATATCAGCAGATCGCCGAGGGGATTACGCAATATTACATGATGACCGAACGATTGGATGATTCCATATTGATGGTATTCCGGATTGTGGTGAATGCGCTGGTAGATACAGCGGTGCCGATGCAGGGCGGGGTATGAGCGTTAAGAAAGTCGGATCGGGTTATGCTGTTGTTCACTGCCACGGGAAGAAAAAAGGCCAAGTGATCGGCAAGCATAGAACCAAGAAAAAAGCTCTTGCCCAGCACCGAGCGATCCAGGCGAATAAGCGGAAGAAGTAAGAATGATATGCCACAGACTTGCACCATTTGTAGACATCCGCAACTTGACGAGATACACGACGAGATCATTCGCCAGGTTCCTTTTAGAAACATAGGGAAACATTTTAATGTTGGGTGGCAGTCGGTTCGTAAACACAAGCTCAACTGTATGCCCAAACTTTTGGAGCAAGCGAGTGCTGAGAGACAACTTGTTCAAGCCGAAAACGCAGGGGATCTGATTGGTAAATGGTATCGAGAGATTTCTGGACTTTACGATCAAGCGAAAGAACAGCAGGATATTCGGCTGGCTTTGTATGCGGTGGACAGGGCGTTGAAGTGTATTGAGTTGGTACAGAAACAACAGATGGGTCCAGGGGGGCCGGGTGGGGTTGTTATCAACGTTGGTTATTTACCTTGTCCTAAACCCGGGGAGAGAGATGTTACAAAGTCCTGAACAAGAGACCAAGAATTATATGCCGCTTCCCACGATGCGGCTTTTTCATTCTTCGGGGGCTACATATCGGTGCATGGTCGGCCCGGTGGGGTCTGGGAAGACTTCAGCTGCGGCCTGGGAAGTTTGCAGATACGCTCCCATGTTTTTGTTTAGCACGTATGGGATCAAGAAAACCCGGTGGGTGATTATCCGGAATTCTTATCGTGAGTTGACTGATACCACGCAGAAAACTGTTATGGAATGGTTTCCGTGGGGGAGTGAAGAAAAAGCAAACAATAAGTATTTTTTGCAGTGGCCTGAAGGGTTTGAGGTTGAGATTCTTTTTCGGTCCTGTGACCGTCCGGGGGATATCAAGAAGTTCAAGTCTTTGGAAGTCACTGGATACTGGATAGATGAGAGTATTGAGGTTCCGGAAGAAGTCAAGCGAATGTTGGCGAACCGGATCGGTCGGTTTCCGCCAAAGTGTCCGCATAAGTTTGGGATGGAAACCACCAATCCTCCTGATGTGGAGCACCCGACGTATTCTCAGTTCAAGTGGAATGTGCTTCCACCCGGACCGCTTCCCCCGGCGGACCCCCTGGAAGACCACGAGGGCTTTTGGCAACCGCCGGGAGAAAACGATGCGAACTTGCCGGTCAATTATTATGCCGATTTGCGGCTGGCGTATCGTGACTATTCTGACTGGGTGGATATGTACATTTTGGGCAAGCCCGGTGTTATGGTTTCTGGGAAACTCGTGTACAACAACTTCCGCCGAGAGTATCACGTAGCCAAAGAGCCGTTGGTCTGGAATAAGGGAACGTTGTATTGCGGATGGGACAACAGTGGGAATCGGCCGGCGTGTACTGTGGCGCAACTACCAAGCCCGATGAGAGTTCAGATACTTCGAGAGTACCATAATGATCGCATGAACATCGTGGACTTTACGAAATACGTGGTGCACCAAATGAATCTGGCGTTCCCGGGGGCAAAAGAGATTCAACATTGGGCTGACCCGGCTGGAAATGCTGAGTATTCGACAAAAGAGGGTGGGTTCACGTCGAACGCTACGTTGATGGCTCAGTGTGGGGTAGCGGTGGCGCCGAGTGAGCAGAATGTACAGGCTCGAATAGAAGCCGTGGATCAGATGTTGGGGCGCATAGACGGGATATTGATTGATCCCAGCTGCACACGACTGATCAACGGGTTTTTGGGTGGGTACTGTTACCCACAGAACAAGAGTCTGATGGGTGAGTTTTTGCCCAACATACTGAAGAACAAGTACTCACATATTCACGATGCTTTACAATATGTGATGGTGCGGTTGTTTGCACCTGATTTGCGGCCCGATGCTCGAGATCCGGTACCAGCGTTGTTACAGCAGCAACGGAGGGACCGGTACGATCCGCTGGAAGGGACGAGACGGTACAATTCGTTGAGGTGATATATTGAACGACAAAGGTAAGCTGTAGCGGTTACTTTCGTCATTCAAAATATAACATTTCAACTGTAGTAAACGACATTATTTGTTGTTATCTGCAGTTACGATATAACATTTGATCCCCGCCGAAAGGTGGGGTTTTTTATTGGAGGAAATCATGGCTGACGAACGCATTCCGTTTAGATCGACTAAATGGTTGAAACGTAATCCCAATCCCGTGGCCCGGGGTGCTGAGTACGGAACGCCGACCCCGTTGATTCGTGGTATCAAGTCCAGACTCAAGGCGCTGCGTGGTCCCTCGGAAGACGAACTTGCCCAGTGGCAGTCTCAGGTCCAGGCCATGCAGAAAGAGGGGTTTGCCTGGGATGAGAAAAAGAAAATGTGGAAGCGTGGGGATCAGTTTGCAGAACCGTGGGCGCAACCGTGGATGTATCCCAAGGAGAAGGGTTAATGGTTGAGACTGCAGAGGACAAGAAACTGGCTCAGGAGTTTATCAAGACTCTGAACCTGTTTAAGAAACAGCGTAAACCCCATGAAGCCCGATGGCAGAAACAGGCTGAATACCTATTGCCCAACCGTGAGATTTTGATGCGGGGTGGCAACGCAAAGGGCATGACCACCGAGGATAATGTTTTTGACGGAATTGGTAATCACGTCCTGCAGGTATGGGCTGACGGGATTCTGGGACATATGGCTAATCCTGTTTACAAATGGAATCGATATCAAGTCGGGCGTGTTCCCGGTGTGCCGGACCTAAACGATATTCCAGAGATCAAGCGGTATTTACAGGAATATGAAGAGGCTATGTACGCCGAGTTCAAAAACTCTGGTGGAAACTGTGGGGGATTCTACCAGGCCCTTGGTGTGCTTTTGCGGGACGGCGGAAGTATCGGACCTGGCTATTGTTTCGTAACCGAACATTCAAAAAAGCGTAAATTACTGTATCACGTCTTCCATCCCATCGAGATGTATTTTGGTGTGAATGAGGATGGGGAAGTAGACATGATACTTAGGGAATACAACATTTCCAACCGAAACGCCGTGAAGTACTTCGGTGAAGAGAAGTTACATCCGGAACGTGTACAAGCTGCAAAAGACAACCCGTTGAAAGAGTTCAGTATTTTGTGGATCGTTTTACCCCGAGAAGAGCGGGTAGAAGGGCTGAAGAGTACCCAACATATGCAGTTTGCTTCTTACTACGTGGACATCAAAAAAAGCTCGATTCTTGGTGAAAGTGGGTTTGAGGTTATGCCCACCGTAGTGTATCGATGTATTTTGGATAGTGGTGAAACGTATCCAAGGTGTCCAGGTAGTAACGCACTCAAAGATATCATGATGGCGAACCGGATGTCTGAGGTTAATATTATCAGTGGGCAGAAGCTTGCAGATCCTCCGTGGGAGGCCCCGATTGAGCGCCGAGGCATGATTGATCTTAACCCTGGTGGTGCAAGCTGGCTGCGGGCCCAGGACCAACCTGGACAGCTCCAGGCAGTGAATCTTGGTATTCAAGTACCTTTTCTCGTGGATCAGTTGGACAGAATAGAAGCAAGGATTAAGTGGCACTTCTTTTATGATTTCTTTTTGAGTCTCTTGCTGGCCGAAAAACAAATGACGGCTTTTGAAGTGGCTCAAAAGATGGGTGAGAAATCTACTGTGCTGGCTCCCATGATTTATCGGTTTGTCGGTGATGTGTTGGACAAGACTAACAAACGTTCGGCTATGTTGGCCCGAAAAGCCGGAAGACTTCCGGAGCCCCCGGATATTCTGTACGAGCTTGGGGCTACGGAATTGGACATTGAATATTTGGGGCCGTTGTATCAGGCGCAACGCATGTTGTTCAAGACTCATGGGATTATGAGCTTCCTGGAGACCGCTGATAAGGTCGCTGCGTATTGGCCTGATTCTGTTGACCGGATCAACGGTGACGAGGTGATGGAAGACTTGGCGAACGCTCACGGGATGCCCGAGAAAGACGTGAGAAGCGACGAGGAAGTCAAGAAGATCCGCGAACAGAGAGCCAAGATACAACAGATGATGCAACAGGCGGAATTGGCAAAAGTCGGAGCTGAGGCCGGCCAGAGAATGAGTGCGGCGCCCCAGCCGGGTAGCCCGATGGAAGCGCTGATGGGTGCTGGCGGTGTGGCTCCGGGGGGTGCGACATGATGTTTGCTGGGAAGAAGCTTACCGAGGCCGATATTGCCCGGGCGTACAAAGCCGTGTTCTCTCAATATTCCGGCCAGATAGTAGCATGTGACATTTTGTTGAAGTGTGGATTCTTCGATGAAATTCCGACCGATATGTACCATTTGGTGTTACATAACCTTGCTAGTTGGTTTTTGAAGCGATTAGGGATTATCCGTGAAGATAATCTGGTCAATATGATTCAACATTTCATGGGACAGGACGTTCCCGTGATAGTTGGGGAAAATCCAAAAGAAGGAGAAAACAATGACGTATGACAATGCGGTTTGTGTGGTAATGGTCGAGGCGGCCAAATTCATAGATAAACTTGAATTAGAAACCTCGATCCCAAAGTCGGACCGTGATTTTCTGGCTGCGTGGCAGGCGAAGATTGCGCTCAGTAAAAGCACGAACCCGTCAGAAGACAAACGGTTGGTGAAGATTTTCGAGGACTGGATTCTTCGCCGCCACAGAATCACTAAATAGTCGTCGTTGACGATTATGGAAATTACCGTAACCTTTGAGTAACTACGGTAACAATCAAAATTAAGGAGACCAGAATGGAACGTAAGAACCAGGGGAATCCATTTGATCATGTGGATTTACAGTGGTTTGCAGAAGATCCGCCGGTTGAACCGGTAGTGGATCCGCCCGTAGTTGAACCGCCGGTGGAACCGGTTGTTCCCCCGAAACCACCCGATGCGAAACCTAGATGGTTTGGTACTTGGGTAGGACAAGCTCCGGATAAGTACCGAAAAGACGAGACGAAGCTTGACGATCTGTTGAAGCACAAGAACATCGGTGAAGTGCTTGACCGGATGTATGCTGCAGAGGAAAAGGCGACTTTCAAGCCTCCGGAATCTGCGGAAGCGTATGAGTTTGTCGAGGTGGAGTTTCCCAAAGAGCTGCAGAGTGATGACTACAAGCCGTACCGGGAAGCTATCACGGCGTATTTCGGTGAAGTGGACAAGGCCCTTCGAGAGATAGCGCACAAGAATGGTTTGAGCAAGGAAGCTGCTCAAGAGTTTAACGCTCTGTTTGTCAAGCAGGTGTTTGAGCAGGAGAAAGCCGCTAGGGAAGCCTTTGAGAAAGCCAAGACCGACGGCATAGAAGCGCTCAAGAAGGACTGGAAGGGTGACTTCGAGCCGAACGTAGAAGTCAGTCGGCGTGCTCTCGAGACTTTCGGCAAAGAGGCTCTTGTTGCTCTGTTTGACGAGCTCGGGGTATCCAATCATCCCGCTGTCACCAAAACGTTCTATAACATCGGCAAGGCCATGGGAGAAGACACACTTGTACCCGGTACGGGGAAGCCTGCAGAACTGAGTCCTGAAGAACAAAAACAGGCGGATCTCAAGAAACGGTACAACAACAGTCCCGAGATGTTTGGAGAACGCAGAGAAACTCCAACTGCCGTGATTCCCGAAAATCTGAAGGGCCGGTATAAGAGCATGGAGACACCCGAATGACCGAAGAAGAACTTGAGTTTCTTGAAAAGGTCAAACTTCCAGAGTACGAAGGATACGGCTGGGGAAACGCCACTAAGATCATTCGGGATCTGATCGCCGAGATCCGCATCCTTCGGCGGGAATTGGATGATGCCAAGGGTGGAAGACTTTCTCCGCTCCCATCTGATGGTGAGGGAAGCGGATGAAGCTCAATCTAGGTTGTGGTCGAAATATGCGGGAAGGATGGATCAATATAGACCATCCTTCCGTAGAAAGTCTTTTGCCCACGCACGGAACTGAATTTGTAGCTTGTGATTTAGATCAACCAAGTCTTGTTTTGCCCTTTGAGGATAACACATTTTCTGTGATTGATGCCATACATATACTGGAACATGTACGGAACTTGTTGCCGCTAATACAGGAGCTTCACAGAATTGCCAAAATTGACGCTAAGTTCCAATGCGCTGTTCCTTATGGTGGATCAGATGATGCGTGGGAAGACCCAACGCACGTGCGGGCTTTTTTCCTAAATTCCTGGATCTATTTCGGACAGCCCACTTACTGGCGGGCGGACTATGGCTATCGGGGAGATTGGAAGCCGATAGAAATCGGATTATCCGTGGTAAGCAAGCATAATGATTCTGAGATGATCTTTGCCGAAATTATGGGACAACGTAATATTGTGAGGGAAATGCGCTGTATTCTTCGGGCGGTCAAACCCATAAGAGTTCCGACCGATGGCAAGGATATTGATCGTTGCCCCATTCGCTTATTGAAAGTGGAGAGTTAGGGATGAAACACGTAGTCTTCTGTCTTCCTGGTCGGTCTTATACCGAGGGGTATTTCGAAAGCTGGAATAATCTACGTTCTGCAGTGGCTAAACGTGGTGATATTCAGATGACGATAGTCCTGGGAGGCATGGCAAGTATTGTGCATTTGCGCAATCAGATTGTGGCTCACGGTGTTGATGGTCTCAAAAAAGACGCTGTGCCGTTTAATGGTATGCCTTATGATTACATGATGTGGATTGACAGTGATACCGTGTTTAAGCCTGATGACTTCTATAAATTGTTGGAAGCTGACAAGGATATTATTTCTGGAATGGTCCCTGTGGATATGAGCGGTAGGGGAGCTTTGGGCCAGTTCAATAACTTTTCCCCCGTCAAACATCTCAACATAGCCTCTGTGAAACCGGAAGATCCTATCTTCGAGATAGATTTCTGTGGATTCGCTTTTCTATTGGTGAAGCATGGGGTGTTTGAGAGTATGTCCTATCCGTGGTTCTGGCCGGAATCTTTCATGGTGGAAGACAGAATAATCTGTCCAGGTGAAGATTTTGGTTGGTGTCTGCGGGCGAAGAAGCTGGGGTGGCATATTTATGCTCATCCGGCTGTGAATTTAGGACATCAAAAAGAAGTAATTATGCAGGTGGATCGGGACGTTGTTCCGGAACCTGCTTGAGTAGACCTGATACAAAGACATAGCTTACCTGAGATTCGGAAAGTTTAACCTGGAAGGCCAGCCAATCGGCTGGTTTTTTTATTGGGAAAATGGTTGCGAGTTAAAAGGGAATGAGTTGCTGTGGAAGGAAGCTCCAAAACTCAATA